ATTTGTGATGGTTATGATGAAGGCAATGAAGAAATCTTTGGCTATTTTCCGCCACACATTGACACATACTTATTGACGACAGATGGAACGCGCAGATGGGGAACGATCTTCAGCAATTTTGGCCTTGATCCAAAGGTTTATCGCGGCGTTGTTTCAAGCCTTCTTCAGAAGGGTGCGATTGTCGATGATGAATATGAAGCAGATCGCGGTATGCGTATTGTGCCGATGGTTGCCATCGCAATCACCAAAGAAGCATTTAACACAATCAGGGGTGCGGCATAAGCCGCGCCCGAAAGGGAGACACAATCATGACATATTATCAAACTTTTTATTGCACCCCGTATTATCCTAATAAAGAGATGCGGGATTGGATCATCGAAAACGATGTCACAATTCATCTAGTTCGTGATGCTGGTATGTATGGAAATAGGGATGTTTTCTATTCATCGCCAAAATTGACTAACGGTCAGGTTCGTATTGCCAAGGGTTACGACTCTTCCCGTGGCGGCGGCACGACATATTTTCACTTTAACGATCACATCTCTGAAATGGATGCGGCATGAAAAAATATCACCGACCAAACCTGATGACGCCATCGTATGTCATTCTTTACGATCCGAAGATGCGGATCAAAGATGGCGTCACCAGATATGTTTTCGCCACGCAGATCGAAGCCAAGGATTATTGGTTTCGTCTGTCGGGGCGACTGAAGAATGAAGCGCATATTGAAAAGCGCAAATTCACATCAAAAGCCGCAATGATGCGCGACATAAATGAAACATTGGGAGAAACAAAATGAACGATGATTATGGCTATATTGCAATGGTCGATGTGACGATCCGCATCGGCATACCAATCGAACGCCGCACTGATGTTGATGAATTACTCATCGACCACGAATTGCTCCGTGAACACTTAGGCGATGCCGACATTATCTATTATGGCGTGGAGGATGTGATCAATGCTTAACACAGTTATGACAATTCTTTGCTATGTCCTACTGGCTTTATGGGCTGTGTCTTGGACAAACTTTCTTCACCCTACCCTTAACTGGTGGGGTGCTATCCATTACTTTGGAAACCTTTAAGGAGAAACTCAATGGTCGGTAAACTTACACCCGATAACATGATCAGCGCATCGCGCATCCCGGCACTGCTTGGCTTATCACCCTATGCGACACCGAATGAATTGCTTTCGGATGTTCGTGCCATCGATGCCGGAGAACCGCGCCCATCGCGTTTCGATGGCAACGAAGCCACAGAACACGGCGATAATCTTGAGCCGTATATCCTAGAAACCGCTTGCAAACGGCTGGGCATTACCGAATACGACATTTGTCTAAAAGAGCCATACTTTCACGACAAACTGCGTCTTGCGGCTTCGCTCGATGGTATTGGCGTCAGCACCAAAAAGTTCCAGACCGACACATCAGCCGGGATTTACTGCCCATATGGTGATGTTCAGGCTGACGGCTGGGGATGCTTGGAAGCAAAACTCACTAGCGCGCCGCCAGAAGACCAAGCACCAGCCGCAAGAGGATTGTGGCAGTTGCAAGCGCAGATGATGTGTACGGGCTTCAAATGGGGCGCAATCGCCACATTTTATCGCGGCATTGAGTTGCGTATCTTTATGTATGAAGCAAACGCGGTCATGCAAACGCGCATCGCAGAAGCCATCACGGAATTCGAGAGACGCCGCGAAAGCGGTGAGATTTATCCTGTGCTGTCTTCCGATGATGGCAACCACGCCTTCCACCAAGCGGATGAAGATGATGCGCCGCTTGATCTGGCAAGCGTTCAGGGTGGCAGTAAAATGGCACTTGACCTTGCCGAAGCAAAGCAACGCAAAGATCAAGCGGAATACGACATCGACATGATCGAAGCCAGCATCAAAGAAGTGATGGGCAAAACGACACAAGCCTTCGCAGAAATTGGTGATAAGAAATATGTCATCAAATGGCCTATGCGGAAGATGCGCGCACAGCCAGAAAAGATCACGCCAGCCAAACCCGAAAGGGTTGCGCGTCAAAAGACGCTATCGCTGAAGGTCATCGAATAATTACACAAATATGTGCAACTGCCGGGGAGCAATCCCCGGCTTGCATTTTTAACATTTCATGTTCACCTTGCAAGGTATCATTAATGATACCATAAGGCCTTTAACGCGCTTTTTATGGCGCGTTATTTCTTAGCCTTGATGCTATCGACCACACCGCCGCCAAAGTAAAAACCAACGATAGCCAGCATTATTTCGCCCAGCCACATAGATGACGCAAAGTCTTTCGCGGCTTCTACGTTGTTCATATCTATAATGCCGTACAAAGCCCCCACAACGCCGTTAGCCATAATGAATAGAAACATAGCGGTGAACATCAGTGCAAGGTATCGTTGCGCCAATTTGAACGGCTGATACGCCGCCATCAAATCAATCTTTGCTTTGCTCTTTGCGGCGATCTCTTCCTCGCTAGTGACTACAAGATCATCAATGAGCGAAAGCCCCTGACTGATAACCTTATCTGATCCCAGAATCTTACCTAATACTGCTAACATCTCAATAACTCCATACGTTAGGACGCGGTGAACCTGTGAACGTGTCCAAATGAATAAACCGCGAACCACCCTTCTGCGATACACCGATGCCCGTAAAACCTACTTTAAGAGCAATTTGGAGTATCCTATAGGCTTGTTGACCGTCACAGGCTATATCGCAAGCCAAGCCGCGCGTATGCACACCCGGCGCGCTCTTAGACGCCTCGATGCTGTGCCGGGGATCACGATAGCCGCTTGTGATGCGGATCGGTTCGCCCAATTCATCGCGCAACTGCTGAAGAACCATCATGAAACTATCGCGCATCTCATTTGTGCCTGTTTGTTGACAGTCAAATTCTTCTTTGCTGAAATTTGGATAATCATCCCATTTTGCCATCATCTTCTCGCTTTAATAATTTCCACAGCCTTCGCCATAGTTTGGTATTCGATTTGCGGATTGTCAAATCTTTTGGACGTGACGCGTTTTGTGTATTGTTGCAACTGTTCCGTTGCAAACATAATACACCTTCGCTGATCAATCCCCACACATACAACTAAATCATAATCCTTTACTGATGGCAGTTTCTTTTTTTTAGAACCAGAACCAAGTTGAAATTGATAGCCAGACTGCCGACCGTTTCGATGTTGCAATGTCGCAGACTTTACCTGAACCCTTAATATGTGTTCATCGTTCCAGCAAACAAGGTCAACACGATCTTGCGCCGCAAGTGCCACGCGATAACCCAAAGACAAAAGACACGCCGCCGCTATATATTCGCCGATCAGCCCAATGCTAGTTTCAGAAACCACCAATCCCCCGACAGCAGTTATATTAAACCTCTGGCTTTCATTGCGGCATATATTATCACAGCGAACACACCAACACCAACAATGCAAGCGATGGATATAACCACAATCTCAATAAACTTTTGGCGTCTCTCGCGCTGGCGATAGAGCGTCTCCTGTCGCTGTTTTCTGATTGATGCTTCCATCCGCACCAAATCATCATAAGCACTACTGCCAATCGTTAGCGTCAGCCATTGGCGTAGTTCATCGCGTTGCTCTTGAGCCTTGCGCTTTGCGGCAAATATCTCTAAAGCCTCTTGCTCGACAGATTTACCAGCAAATAGTTTTTTGAAGATTGGTGGGTTTTTCGCTTCTTTTTCGGCTTGCTCTAGGTCGCTTAACGCGCCCATCCACCTTGACAGGTCTCCCGCCATACTTTCTATATCGCGGCCTATCTGGAATCCTTTTTTCAAAGCGGAAAAAGACGCTGACGCAATAGCCATTGCGGATGCTGGATCAACCATCAATAGACCTCGACTTGTTCTGGGTTGACTTGTTCCGGCACACAATAGAGCGTGGTGCGATCTTTTGAATTGATGAAACGATGCGTCTCATAATTTCCGTATCGGCGCGCTAACTCTTTCGCATACCAGTTGCAATCATTCAGGTTGTAAAAACGCAGAAAGGTATCAACCTCTCTGCGATCCTCACCTGTCCCCAGAACCATCACCAGCAAAAAAACGACTTTCATGCCCTATCTGCCATCATCGCTTTCTTATCTACAGTGATGCAAGCCCCAGTCCATCCTAAAATTTCGTTGTGAATTTTCTTCGTTTCCATTTGCGCTGTTAATAAGCCTGACGGTGGACATTTATCAACAATGTCTGCCTTAACCTCTAACGATCCGTCAGGCATTATTACCAGCAAAATGAAAAGAAGAGCCTCATTCATTTTTTTCTTTCAGCAAGAAATAAATACGCATACCGACAAGGATGATCGAACCCGTCACAAGGATGAGCGTCATCCATTCGTTTAGCGGCGCAAGCCACATCGGGCTGGTTATACCTGCACTTGCCAACGGAATGTCGATATTTTGTTTCATTTCTAACTCGCTTTTTCTTCCTGATCTTCAGCCTCAAGCAATTCAATCAACGCATTAGTGTAAGCGTTCTGCGCTGTTGTTACCTGACTATGCTCAAATGCAAGATGGTCTGCCTTCTGCTGGCATGACTGGATTTGACGGATGTAATACTTTTGCTGGTCATCAAGACTGTCAGCCTCGTATTCCTTGCC